ATGCCGCTACAGCTGGAGACTATCCTCACCTGCAACGAGGGATCCACCCCGAAGATCCTGGTTGAGCTCACCGACGAGGCGGGGGTGGCCGTCCCGGACGCCCAGATCCAGAGCGTGACCGTGGCCGTGCACGACTACACCTCGGGAGAAGAGCTCAGGGCCGCGACTGCGGCAACGCCCTCGGGGGCATCGTCGCCACCTGGCTCACTAAAGAGGAGACGCGGATCATCGACACCACGCTCGAGTACGAGCACCGGGTGATCACCGTGGTGGCCCAGTACGCCACCACGCGCTACGCAACGGCCGAGGCGTTCATCAAGGTAATCAACCTGCGCCAGCACAGCGTGCCGGAGCCGGAGGCATGATGGGCAGGGTACTACATATGGCAGGCCTTTCCCGGGGATCCTCGGGACAGGCCGGGCTCGACATGGGTAGGAGGACAACTGGCCGATGAGCTTCCAGACAGAGATAACCACGGACCTTGACACGTTCATTTCGGTGAACGAGTTTGCCAAGGCGGTCACCATCAGGCCTGCGGGGTGTGCGGTCATCGTCACCACGGGCATCTTCACCGAGGCCTTCCAGTTGCTCAACGAGGGCACCGGCCAGGTGGAGACCACGGCCCCCGACGTGGTGGTGAAGAGCTCGCTGCTGGCGAATGTGGGGCACGGGGACCTGGTGACCATCGACACGGTGGACTACGCCATCATCGGCCAGGAGCCGGATGGCACGGGTTTCACCCGGCTGGTGCTGAGCCGGAATGATGCATAGGATAGGGAACATATGACAGCATCAACAAGATGTCAGAATATGAGAAGGGTTATAAAGGGGAGCGCTCACGGTGAATAACGCGTCATTCGATATCGTCATCGAAGGGATTGATGATTGCGTCCGCGGCATCGACGCCCTAGAAGATGCCGTGGAACGTGCGACCGTGTCCTCCTTGAATAAGCTCGGGAACCTGGGGATCACGGCCTCAACCAAAGCTATCACGAAAGAATACAACATCAAGACGGCACCCGTGAAAGACGGAATAAAACTCGAGCGTGCCAGGCGGGAAACCACGAGAAAGGCGGCCCGCATGTTCGCGGCCATCAGGGCGACTGGCCGGGCCTTCCCTTTGTTTGCCTTCGGAGGCCGCCCGACCACGCCGGCGTCACAGGCGGGGATCCCGCGGACAGCTTCCGCGAAAACGGCCGCGGCCGAGCGGAGGCTCAAAGCAAAGGGCGCCTATCCCGGCCGGAAGAGAGCAAGTGTTCGAGTGAGAAAACAAACCGGCCGGGCGACACTCAAGCATGCCTTTGTCGCGAGGATGAAGAGCGGCCATACCGGCATTTTCGAGCGGACCAGTGAGCGGGGCGAAAAGGGAAAGGAAAAGATCCGCGAGCTTTTTTCGGTCGGAGTCTCTTTCATGTTTGCGAAACGGGCGCCGGTGATCCTTGAAAGAATGATGAAGGACCGCGGCATCGAGATGTTTCGGCATGAGCTCGCCTTTTACATGGGCCGGATTCAGGCCCGGCGGAGGGCAGCATAATGGCGACGACCATCCGGCAACAGATCATGGACAAATACGGGGCCCGGCTCAAGACCATCCGGCCTGCGACGTATCAGACGGACATCGGGCCGCAGCGGGTCTTTGAGTGGAAAACGACCGCATGGTCTGACGCCGAGATTCCCGGCGCATCCTACAGGGACCTGGACGACGCGATCACGGTCATCGCCCCAGGCCGGCACATGCACGAGATCCGGATCGAGACCGAGATCATTCTCTCCGGGGCGGACGGGGCGGTCCCGGCCCAGATGCGCCAGGCGATCGCCGATCTCATGGCCGCGATCAAGACAGACCTCACCTGGGGCGGCCTCGCGATAGACACGCACCCCCTGCAGAACAAGAGCATTGAGATCGAACAGGCGGGGAAAAAATACTGTGGGACCAAGTTCGATATGATCATCGTCTTTGTCACGGACGAGTGGGAGGGGTAACCCATGAGCGAGCTTTATTGGAGAGATTGCCGGATCTATCACGGAGGTTACGACCTCACAGGGAAACACAACCAGGTGGCCCTTGCCCTTCGGCCCGACATCAAGGACCGGACAACCTTCCTCTCAGGCGGTGCGAAACAGAAACGGGCCGGTCTCGTCGAGGCGACCATGTCCGGCGGCGGGTTCTGGGACGCGGCCGACCTCGACCCCGCCCTGTATGACGGGCTTGGGGTCGACGACGGGGTCCTCACCCTTTGCCCCCTGGCCGGCGCCGTGGCCGACCCGTCGTATTTCATGAAGGGGGTCGATTCCGAATTCGCCCCGGCCGGGAAGATAGGGGACCTCGTGGCGTTCAACTTCGCGGCCCTCTCTCAGTCTCGGGCGGTCAAAGGGGTGATCATGGACACCGGGGCGAAGACAACCTCGGCCGCCGGCACGGCCCGCCAGGTGGGCGCGGCCCTCGCCGGGCAAAAACTCTATGCGGCCCTGCACGTCTTCAGCGTGTCCGGCACCGGCGCCCCGTCCTTGACCGTGACCATCGACAGCCACGACGCGAACACCTGGGACGGGTCGGAGACCGAGCGCCTCGCCTTTTCCGCCATGCTCGCCCCGGGCGCCCTCTGGCGCGAGCTCGCGGGCCCGATCACCGACACCTGGTATCGGGTATCCTGGACGATCACCGGCACGAACCCGAGCTTTCTCTTTTGTGTGAGCATCGGGATTCTCTAACCATCACAAATCAAGGAAAGGGGGACAGTAAGCCATGGCCGAAATAGTATTCAAGGATCCTCATCTGCATATCAACAATGTGGATCTCTCCGATCACGTCCGACAGGTCACGATAAAATACAGCGCCGAGATCCTGGACAAGACAGGCGGCGGGGCGAACTCGAAGGGAAAAATCGCCGGGCTCAAGGATTGGAGCATGGACATCGAATTCAATCAGGACTTCGCAGCTACAAGCGTCGACGCAACGCTCTTTCCCCTCGTGGGGGCCGCGGCCTTCCCCGTGCTCCTCAACCCGGCCGGCGACACCACGGGCGCGGCCAACCCGGCCTATACGGGGAATGCCATTGTGGGGAATTACACCCTCGGCGGGGCCGTGGGGCAACTCGCGACGGCGCCCGTCACCCTCGAGGGCGACGGGGACCTCCTCCGGGCCGTCGCGTAAAACTGGGAAAATGGACATTTTGAAATATTCCCATTAAGCAATCCCCGCCCAGGGCGCCCCCCTGGGCGGGACGAAAAGGAAGGGAAACATGGCTGACTTGAAAGAGACCATCCTCTCGGTCCAGGACCTCGCGACCCAGACCGAGGACGTGCCCGAGTGGGGCGGCGTCCGGGTCGAGCTCCGGGAGCTCACGGGACCGCAGAGAAAAACGTATTTCGAGACGATCAAGCGGGACGAAAAGGGGCTCGGGAACGTGATCGAGATGCACGCGGCGGCGATCGCCCTCGGCGCCCGCGACCCGGAGACCGGCGAGCTCGTCTTCACCCTCGAGGACGTGCCCGCCATTATGGAGAAAAAGCCCGACGTGGTCGATCGCCTGGGGCGGATCGTGCTCCGCCTCTCGGGTCTGGGCGTGAAAGTCGAGGAGGACACTGAAAAAAAATCCGATTCGGACACCCCGAAATAGAGCTCTATCACAGAATCGCCGTGGTAATGGGGTGCCCGGTGCGCGAGGTTTTACGCATGCTCTCGAGCTCGGAGATAACGGAGTGGAAGATCGTTTTCCGGATATGGGACTCAGGTCCGGAGGCCGCCCAGGCACAAAGGGAACTCATGAATAAAGTGAGGGGGAGAAAAAAACGTGGGTGAAAAAGAGGTCGGCGCCTCCGTCGTCCGCCTGGGGTTCAACAAGGCCGCCTTTTCCACGGGCATCTCCGGCGCAAAGAAGGAACTCCAGAACTTCGGCCGCGATACGAAGTCGATCGCCGGCGACATCTCCGGGGCCTGGGGGGCCATAACCGGGGGCGCGGTCGCCCTCGGGGTTTTGCACCTCCTCGAGGCCTCCGCAGAATCAGAGAAGGCGACGGTCACCCTCGGCCAGGCAATGAAACAGGCCGGCACCTACACGAAGGCCGCCCTCGCTCACAACAACGAATACGCCGCGTCTTTGATGCGCCTCACGAACATCGACGACGAGGCGATCGCCTCGGTCCAGGAACATCTTACCCATTATGGTCTACAGGGCGAGGCCCTGGACAAGCTCACCACGGCCACGCTCGACCTTGCCGTCGCGCAGAAGATCGACCTCGACAGTGCGGCGAAGCTCGTCGGGCGGACCGTATCGTCGAGCACGAACGCCCTCAAGCGGCAGGGGGTCCAGGTCGACGGCCTGGCCGGGTCCATAGAGCGGGCGACGAGCGCGTATGAGGGGATCGAGGTCCACTTCGGCGGCGCCGCGGCCGCGGCAATAGACACGACGAGCGGCAAGATCGAGGGGCTCAAGATCGACTTCGGCGAGCTCGAGGAGGCGGTCGGGTCCCTCGTCTCCGGCGAGGGGGTGGGCTTCATTTCATGGCTCGACAAGGTCGTAAGAAAAGCGACGGACGCGGCCGGGATCCTGGACAAGCTATGGAATGGGGAATCCTCGACGGACATCGACGCAAAGATCGAGGAGACGAAGGCGAGAATGGGAAAGGAGAAGGCCGCCGGCACCCCGGCGCAACTCCTTTTCTACGAACAGGACAAGAAATATCTCGCCCGCCTCATGGCGCAACGCGACAAATTCCGGGCGACCCTCCCGGAGGAGCGCCTCACCGAGGGGTCCGACGCCCTCATCCGGCGGCGCGGAGGCCTGGGCGGCATCTACACCGAGGACGACCCCGAGGGCGACGCGGAAAGAAAACGGAAGGCCGAGGCGGCCCAAAGGAAGGCGGCCGAGGCGGCAAAGAAATACCTCGACGAACAGAAAAAACTCTGGGACCCGATCTTCCAACAGGCCCGCGACCGCCGGCGGGAGGACTACTCCCTCGACGAGGAAACCGGATATGCGTCGTGGCTCGAGGGCGAGGCGGAACGGGCCGCGGACGAGGCCCGCGAGCTCCGGAGGATGGACGACCTCATGGGGCAATTCTACGCCCGGAAGAGGGAGGACATCTCCCTCGACGAGGAAACCGGATATGCGTCATGGCTCAAGGAACAGGAGGAGGCCTCCCGGTACATGATCGCCCTCTCGGAGAGGACGGCGGAAGCCATGGAACAGAATTTCTCCGACCTCTTCTTCGACGCCATGAGCGGCAAGCTCAAGAGCTTTGAGGACTACGCCCGGGCGATCTTCCAGAGCATACAGCGGGCGGCCGCCGACATCCTGGGCCAGATGATGAAAGAGACCCTCTTCGGGAAAGCCGGCGACTCCGGCGGG